AACATCAGCAGGAGCACCAGTAACAGCAATCTTGTCACCTACACCAGCGATAGTTGCATATCTTTCCTGAAGACCATTACCTGTATAATCTCCAACAGAAATCGCCACACCATTATCAATTTCTATCTCATTTTCATTTTCGTCACGTACAATGGCATCGTAAATGTCGCCAACGTCTGTACTTAAAAGTTTTGAGGACTCAAAGAGTCCATGTAAATTCAGGGTTTTGCCCTTTAGATTTGTATAAACCATTATTTTTCCTCCTTAAATTTTTGTAATAAAAAAGACCATTCAGTTAAGAATGATCAAAAGCTAAATAATATTTTTTAAAATTATTTCTTTAACAATCCATCTAAAAATGAAGTTGTCTGTTCATTTCTACTAAAAGCAAAGAATGACTGAACCTTTGGTTTTTCTGTTTTAGTATCATCAGTTTTTGCAAATGTCTTAGTTGTTCTGTTTAACTTACCAAGAGCTGCGTCAGCCTTTTCAACCAATTCATCTTTAGTAAACTGTTTTAATGTTTCTTTTGTCATAAGAGACTTAAATTCTTCTGTTTCAAGATATTCTGCATATGCATCATCAGAGAATACAGTCATCTTATCATCTAATTCCTCTGCTTCCTCATACTTTGCTAATTTCTCTGAAATAGTAGAGTAGTTAGAACGCATAGAATCAAGTTCTTCTTTTTCAGAAGCATTGACAAATTCTGCAAAAACTTCTTCACGTTCTCCATCAAATGCTACGTTATCATTGTCAACAGTAAATTTCTGCTTGAAATAATTTCCAAGATAAGATTGATAGATAAAATAATTATCATATGTTGATACAATCCAGTAACAGTCATTTAATGTTTCTTCTAATGGAGCAAGTAAGGCATAAAGAATACCTCTTAAATCTTCATGCGAAACAGAAAATGTTTTTGTAAAAGTAGTAGTATCATTTAATGAATGATCTTCTTTGTCTTTATCATCATTACAGCTATTATCTTCTTTTACGGCAGTATCATCGCTTGTTTCGTCATCAGTTTCAGAATCATCATTTGAATTATCATCCGTATCAGTAGAATCGTCACCAGTTCCAGGAGTATCTTCTGGATTATTTGTATCATCATCTGTATCTTCATTAAATAATTCTGAAAATTTAGCTTCGAGTTCTTCATCTGACATACTTTCATAATCAAATGTAATATCTTCAACTGTTTTGTTATATTTTTCTAATAGAGATTTAAACATTACTTTGTCGTTTCCTCCTTTCTCTTGTTCATTATCTAATTGACTTTGTGAATTTATATTGAAATTAGATATAGTAGTCAAAGTTTCGTTTAACTTATCTAATGTTTCAATTAATTTAGATTGTTCTATTTTTGAAAAATCAGAAAATAATGAATTGTTTTCTTGAGAAAAATCTTTAAGTGTTAGACGACTTCCAGCCATGCCAGGTGCATAATTAGCCCCTAATAAAGTGCAACCTTGCACGTAAAAGTCATCAAGATATAAGACATGCTCTGTCGCATTCCAGTGCATTTTTCTAATACACAATTCTACCGAACAGTCAACAGTTTGTCTCCTACGCAATATTTCGCAGGTATTAGTATATTCTTCATAGATTACAATATCAGAAACAACGAAATTTCTTTCATATTCTTCATCATATTCTGTGTGTATATTTTCAGGATTTACAAAATGACCAACTGGTAATTCCTTGTAAACAAACTTATCAAGTTCTTCATTATATTCCATTGTATGACCAGAAAAATCTTTAATAGGATTTCCGTCTTCGTCAACTTGGTCTGTCTCAATAATATCAGCCATAATAGGTCTGTCTTTGAGAGACATCATTTTTTCTTCTAATATATCTGTTTCAATATGACTTTTGTTATTATTGGTCAAATCGTGGAACGCACGAATTTTTCCATATAATAAACCTTCAGATAAACCATCAGACAATTCAAATTTTGCATCAGTTTGCACAGCAATAGTGTATCCTGATTTTTCTTCACTAAATGTCAATGAGTTCTTTTTAGAGCTATAAAAATTATATAAGTCATTTATTGTCAATAACTTTTTTTGCTTTCGTCTCGGCATTTCTTTCCTCCTTCCTTTAGTTTTGTATATAAATAAAACTCCTAGTGGAAGGAGTTAAATACATAATATATTGCTATATTTGATTTTTGATTGGTCTATATCATTAGAAAAATGTAATTTGTTATTATTGATAAATGTTACCCAACCATTTGAATTATCCACTTGCTGAAAACCTAATTTAGATAGAGCAGTGGCAGTAGATATATCTTTTGTTTTTAAAAAATTTTGTTTTTTATTATCCATTTATAACACCTCGCTTACCCATTTGCAGCAGTACCAGCATTTTTATCGCCATCACGACTACTAATTCCACTTTCTGTAAGGTCATCTTCATTTTTCGTTTGACCACCAGCATCTTTATTTGATTGAGTATAAGAGGATTGGAGAGGAATCATTAAATTTTTAATGCCAATCGCATTTTCAAATTGTAATTTACAATAGACATCATAAGGATTTCCCATAAGACTTGTAAGATAATCAAGAGCAGAACCGCCAAGAGTAGCAGCGTCTTTCATCATATTTTGATATTCTTCTTGATTGTACCAAGTGATTTTATGTATCATAAATGTATAACCATCTGATATTACATTTTTTAAATAATGATTATACCAAGATTCTATCTTATTAACAAAAATCCAACAGGTACTTGTATCGTTTTGTAATGCATGTTTCAAACCAACAGAATTTGTACTAGAACCACCACTGATTACAAGCTGAGAAGCTCCGGCGTTTGCAAAGATATTTGACACTGATTGTGCTAATTCATCATTTGAACTTGTAGTATTAGAACGAGGAAATTCAATTTTTTGAATCTCCATAGGAGAATAGGCAGTGCCTATCAATTCCGGAACTACGGCATCTATCAATTCTTGAATTTGTTGTACGAGTTCCAAACTTAAACCAAAGTCATCTACATTATCTGAATTATCCATTAAAGGAATTTTACTTACAAGTAGTACATAATTCTCCAACGCAGTACGGTTATTTATCAATTCCTGTAAATCAATATCATCAAGTATCAATTCAAATAACGGTAAAAAGTATGGAAGAGGGGCATAAAACTCATCATCTGCACAAGTTGTTAAACAAAATGTAGTATTCGGATCTAACCTATACCATTGATAGTCTCGACCTTTTTCTTTATAATCCTTATATCCTTGAATATGTTGTTCTGACCAAACACCGACACCATCATTATTAACACCATAGATAAAATCTGAATTATTACCACTATCAAAATATGCTGCATTATAATAGATAATCCATTGGTCGTCTGTTGTTTTACCATATATACGACAATATTGAACATCTAGTGGCATAAATACTTTTCCATCTTCATCAGAATCATATAATTCAAACACACTGAAACCATCTCTTAACCCCATATACATTTGAGAGTATGAATCTTTGGCAAGATTAAATGTCTTGAAATTTTTTAATACATTCTGATAATTCTTAATGGATTTTGCCGAATCTATTTCTTTTGTTATATCATTATTCTGGGTGATATTGTAATAATAAAGTGGCATAGAAGGATAATACATAAGAAGTTTTTTGTACAACATAGAATATCTGCATAGAAATCTTGAAATTTCTCTTAGATTGTCTTGACTGTTATTAGGAGAACTAATATAGTTTCGGAGCAATTCTTTTGTATATGTCGTAAATGTCTTTGTAAATGATTTTCCTACATTACGCTGTAATAGTTCTTGAAATTTTGCAAAACTTATTTTCTGTGCTTTTTTTCGCTCTGTCGTATAATCAGAATCATTTGTTTTTGTTATGATTTTTCGTTCATTCATTATTTATTTTTCTATGTACCTCCTTTCTTAAAATCTGGTTGATTTCTTTGGCGCACGAACTGAGAAGAGTTGGGTAGGAGAGTAGGTAGTTTTATTTCTTTTTTCTGTTATGTTTTTTCTTCTTTCACACATCAAACCGTAGCTGATCATACACGCCGTATAGCTGCGATCGTCGTGCAGCTTATTAGCTTTTTCAGGGGTAAGTTCAAAAGAGTCTTTACCAGAATCTCTTTTCTTACGAACCATATTAACTAATTCCTCTTTTAAAGCATCCATATTTGCTAAAGCAATTTTATCTTGCCAATCTAGTTTAATCATTTTAGTATTAACAGATTGAATTTTACCAAGCTCATCATTTAACTTTGCCTCAAATTCCTTTTCATTTAACTTTTGCTTCTTTAATTCTTTTGTAATTTCTTCTCTTGCATTCTTTAATTTTTCTTCGTCTATATCAAAAGTAGTTAAATAATCTTTATTATCATATGGAGCAGTAAAACTAATCTTGTCCTGATTCATTAATTCAATCATTGCCTCATACATTTCAGACTTATAAGCAGTAGGAGACATAAGATGTACTTTGTCAACTGCATTAGGAAATTTCTTTACATATTCTGCCGAATATTCTTTATCAATCAATCCTCTATGTACAATACCGACAGAATCTGTCCAATCGGGCATCAGGTAGTCAGCAATATTTACGCCGCCACCACCGGAACCTGCATCAATATATATACCTACTATATTTCCGTATGCATCAGCACCTCCGTTGTAATCCAATATTACTTTTTTCAAATATTCAATTTGGTCTGGTGTTTGCATAGGGGACTTTATCTTTTTACCTACATCAATAAGATTTATACAATTTACTAATCGAACACGTTTATCTATACTTCCATCTACTTGTTCAAAATCATATAATTCTCCAACTAAAATAACAGAATTATCTCGTGAACGAGCTGGGTCGTAAGCTATCAAAAACTTCTTATCACCTGTGTCATTATATAGAAGAGGCTTTCTTACTTCCTCATTTCTTGTAATAACACCA